AAAGGGTGGCGAGGAAATCCAAGGCGGCCGCATCGATTGAACGATTGGTGGCAAGGCAAGACAGCGCGAGCTTGCGCAGGTCGGGGGCGGGTTGTGTGTGGTTCATGGTTTGGGCTCCGGTTAGCAAGCGAACAGCTCTTCGAGCGCGCCGTCGATGTCGAGTGCGTCGTCATAGCTGACCGTGGCGCTCTCGCCCCACCAATAGCCCTCGACCGTTTTAGTGCGGGTGTTGATCCAGATATTCGGACCACCGAAGGCGACCAAAACCCGCGCGCCAAGGTATGACTTGTCGCGGGCAACTATCCACTCGATGTCGAGCACGTCCGCTAAGTAGTCGAACGCGCTGATGGGCTCGCCATCGGAATTCAGCTCACCGTCGAAACCGTTGGAAAGGTTGGCGGCGATTTCTTTTACGTGGTTTTGAAGGTCAGACATTTTGTGATTCCTTACTTGTTACGGGTTACGGTGAAAACATGATAACCCGCTGGGTTTACGTTGTCAAGCGGTGTTGTGAAAAAAAGAACGAATGGGGCGTTTGACCCGATGGGTGTAGTGCGAGTGTGTGATACGCAACTATGACAAACGGACTGAAAAGGGGGGTAGGCGATTCGGGAAAAACGGAAACAAAAGTGCTTTTAAAAAGTAGTCGAATTTTTACACCGCGCGCGCGGAGGCGTTTCTGTCACACCCCGCCGCCTTAACCCATTGGGCTGTTGTTTTTACCACGAAACCGAGATTTTCTTGACCCTCTGAAACCCGAAGGGTTAGGCCCTTTAACCCATTGGATATGGGCAAAAAGTACCAATACCCAACGGGTTTCGGGGTTATTCGATGCAGTTAACCCATTGGATACGTGACCCCTAGGGTTTCGGGGTGTGTTTGAGTCGTGACCCGCGGGGTTAGGGATGCCGGGGGTCGGGGATTTTTGGGGGGAGGGGTAGGGCCGGCGCCTATGGGTACTCGGCTGCGATGGCCCCGCGAACCGTTTTAAAATTTTTTTTCAAAAATGAGAAACCCAGTGGACTCAGTAAACCCACCGCACCACTAACCCAAAAAATGCGTTGACTAAGTGCACTGTCGTGTGTTACACTCGCACGCACTATGGAACAGGACCATTCCGATTCTGTAGGCACGGTTCTCGCCGGTGATGATGCCCTCCCTAACTGGCTGTCGTGCCCAGAGTCATCCGCACTCACGGCGTCCCCCACGCCCCGGCCTCCGTCTAGCGAGGCCCGAGCGCTGCTGCACATGCAGTACGAGAACATGTTTGAGAACTTCATCGAACATGTATACCGAGGCAGATCGCTGAAGTCCTTGGTCGAAGACGACCCCCGACTCGTCAGTTACGAAGACTTCTTGCGCTGGGTGAAACGCGACCCGCAGCGCCATGAACGGTTCAAGGAAGCGCAGGAGATGCGCACGGAGTTCCTGGCAGGTGAGATTCTGGAGATTGCCGACGGGGTGGAGTCGGTTGACCCGTCATCGAACGACACGGTTAACCGCGACAAGCTGCGCATCGACACTCGCAAATGGCTCATGAGCGCGCACAATCGCAAGCGCTACGGGGAGACTAAACAGATTGAAGTGGGTGGCACCATCTCGATCACTGAAGCGCTGGCACAGGCTCAGGCCAGAGTGATCGAGGGTGAGGTACTGGATGTGACACCTCGATTGGAGAACGACTGATGACTCCACAAGAGATGGCACAACAAGCGGCTGATGCAGTCAATGCTGGTCGGCGCATGTCATTGGTACGCCCAAAAGGCATGAAGATGCCTCCCAAGTTTCCACGGGGTGAACTGCTGTGTGAGAACCACACCGGATCGCGTGTTTACAGTTACGACCCCCTTCGCGTGTTGGCGTGGTTGGTCGCAAACGATCTTGTTGAAATAGAAAGCACTTGATGCAGAAGCCCCGGTACAGCCCAGAAGATGAGCAGACGCTCATGGCGCAGCTTTGGAGTCCGTCTATCAAGGACGATCCTGAGGCGTTTGTGCTCTTTGCGTTCCCTTGGGGGCAGAAGAACACCCCACTCGAACACTTCAAAGCCCCTCGTGCGTGGCAGCGTAGGACGCTGCGCAGGATACGGGACTTCATCAAGGAGAACCGGGGCAAGCTGAGTAACGAGGAGCTGATCGACGCCATGCGCAGAGCCATCAGTTCTGGCCGGGGCGTGGGCAAGTCAGCACTGGTTAGCTGGTTGATCCTGTGGATGCTGAGTACTCGGATAGGCTCGTCTGTCATCGTGTCGGCCAACAGCGAGAACCAGTTGCGCAAGGTGACGTGGGGTGAGTTGACCAAGTGGGTCACCATGAGCCTGAACGCACACTGGTGGGAACCCACGGCTACGAGCCTGAACCCTGCGCAGTGGTTGACTGAACTGGTCGAGCGTGACCTGCGTAAAGGCACCCGGTACTGGGGAGCCGAGGGTAAACTGTGGAGCGAGGAGAACCCAGACGCCTACGCCGGTGTCCACAACATGGACGGCATGATGGTGATCTTCGACGAGGCCAGCGGTATTCCGGACAGCATCTGGTCCGTGGCTGCGGGCTTCTTTACCGAGAACATCTTGGACCGGTACTGGCTGGCGTTCAGCAACGGTCGACGCAACACCGGGTACTTCTACGAGGCTGTGGACGGCTCCAAGCGGGAGTTCTGGGAGAGCGAGAAGATCGACGCCCGCACAGTCGAAGGCACCGACAAGAGCATCTACCAGCAGATCATCAACGAGTACGGTGAGGACAGCGACGAGGCGCGGGTCGAAGTCTACGGCGACTTCCCTAAGAGCGGCCAAGACCAGTTCATCGCACCACACAGCGTGGATGACGCCATGAAGCGGCCACAGTACAAGGACATGACCGCACCCATCATCGTAGGCGTTGACCCGGCCCGTGGCGGCATGGACAGCACCGTGATTGCCGTGCGCCGTGGGCGTGACATCGTGGCGATTAAGCGGTTCAAGGGCGAGGACACCATGAGCGTGGTGGGCCACGTCATTGACGCCATCGAGGAGTACCGGCCAGCGTTGACCGTGATCGACGAGGGTGGCCTCGGGTACGGCATCCTTGACAGATTGACCGAGCAAAAGTACAAAGTGCGCGGGGTCAACTTCGGCTGGAAAGCCAAGAACCCTGTGATGTGGGGCAACAAACGCGCAGAGATCTGGGGAGCCATGCGAGACTGGCTCAAATCAGCCAGCTTGCCGCAAGACAGGCTACTCAAAGGCGACCTCGTCGGCCCGATGAAGAAGCCTAACTCGTCGGGCACTATATTCTTAGAGGGTAAGAAGGAAATGAAAGCCCGCGGACTAGCCTCGCCAGACGCGGCTGATGCGATCGCAGTGACTTTCGCGTTTCCCGTTGCTCATCGAGAATACAATGATCGCGCTACCGTTCGACGCAACGCTCAGAATGGTACTGTTTCAACCAGTTGGATGGGGGCATAGTGGCAGCCAAAAAGAATGTGTCTCTAAGCGTTAAGCGTGGCGAAAAGCTGCCAGTATCCAAGGGTGCTGGTCTGACTGAGAAAGGTCGCGCTAAATACAACAGAGAAACCGGGTCCAAACTCAAGGCCCCCGCCCCCAGCCCCAAAACTAAAGCTGAAGAAGGTCGTAAGGCTAGCTTTTGCGCGAGAATGGCGGGGGTTGTAAAAAACGCCAAAGGCCCCGCTGAGCGGGCCAAAGCGTCTCTTAAACGCTGGAAGTGTTGACATGGCTACTAAACCCGGACTTTACGCCAACATTCACGCCAAACAGGCCCGCATCAAAGCCGGGTCTGGTGAAAAGATGCGCAAACCAGGCTCCCCGGGCGCACCTACCACCAAGGCGTTCAAAGAATCTGCTAAGACCGCTAAGAAGCCAGCCAAAGGTAAGTGATGCCACTCGTCAAATCTGCCTCTAAAGAAGCGTTTCGCAAGAACGTCAAAGCTGAAATCGCTAGCGGAAAGCCGCAGAAACAAGCTGTCGCCATCGCCTACAGTGTCAAGCGAGAAGCTGCCAAAAAACCCACAACAAAGTCTAAAAAATGACCATTCAAGCCCTGCAAGACTGTCTAATCGTGCGCCCAGACATGGAAAAACACGACCTGTTTGTTCTGTTACGGCAAAAAGGAACCGGTATGGGTGTGGTAGTTTCCGCTGGTCCTGATGCCAAAGACGTCAAAGCCGGTGATCGGGTATTGTTTGGAGATTCAATCGGTCAAGACTTAAAATGGGAAGGTGATGACCTTCTTGTGATGCGAGAGGCTCACCTTCTCGGAGTATTCGACGCATGAAAGACACCATTGGAATTGTGGCCGCAGCGAATGTGGCAAAGAACGGCCCAACTCCATCAAAAGGTGGCTCTGAGGACATTCTTACCGTCGCCCGCTCGCGCATGACCATGGCCATTTCGGCGTTTGCCGAAACCCGTGAGAGTGAACTCGACGATCTGCGGTTCTATGCCGGGTCTCCTGACAATCAGTGGCAGTGGCCTGCCGACGTATTGCAGACCCGCGGTGCGGTTCAGGGTCAAACAATCAACGCTCGCCCCTGTCTGACGATCAATAAGCTACCGCAGCACGTCAAACAGATCACCAACGAGCAGCGCATGAACCGCCCGGGGATCAGAGTAATCCCAGCGGATGATGAGGCGGATATTGACGTTGCCGAAGTGTACAACGGCGTAATCCGTCACATTGAGTACATCTCCGATGCTGACGTCGCCTACGATACGGCGTGCGAGAACCAGGTCGCGTATGGTGAAGGCTACATTCGTCTGCTGACTGAGTATTGCGACGAGGACACGTTCGATCAGGACATCAAGATCGGTCGGATCCGCAACAGTTTCTCGGTTTACATGGACCCTTTGATTCAAGACCCAACCGGCGCAGATGCTCGGTGGTGTTTTATCACTGAGGACATGCCGAAAGAAGAGTATGAGCGCACGTATCCCGATGCTGCCCCGGTCAACACACTTATGTCGCTGGGGGTCGGTGATCAGTCTATTAGCCAGTGGATCAACGAGAACACGGTTCGCGTTGCTGAATACTTTTACATCGAGTACGAGAAAGCCAAGCTCAATCTCTACCCGGGCAACGTGACTGCGTTCGACGGTACTGCTGAAGACAAACAGTTGCGGCCCATGTTTGGCAAACCACTGCGGCAGCGT